TAAATTCGTGCATTTTACTGCTTCTCGAAATAGTAAGACGCATGCTGGTTGCGTAACCAACACACACGTACCTGCAGTCTGTGTCTACACAGGCCAATCATTCCCTGGGAAGGGGGTAGATCGTAACATCTGTGTGCCTCTAGGCACAGTCTACAGATCGATAAGATTACCGACGCAGGACGACCGGGCGAAAGCTCTTAAGAGTATTCGCCTGAAAATCATCCTTTGGCACAGCTCTAGTGTCCAACTTCGCAAGGTTGCTAGCCTTACGATAGAAGGAGTAGTTTTTTCTAACGGCTCTTGCTTCCATTTTGACGGGATCTCTCTCGTCCTTAGGAAGTAGTGTTTTTAACGTCTCTTGAAAGAAAGACGTAATACACATATACTTGGAGACTAATGATTGTTCGACCTCTAGGTCATAATCTTGGTCGTAAAGCAGACGTTGAAAGGGTCTCTTCTGACAATTGTCAGGACATAGCTCCTTTAACTTATGTTCCGCGATACGCCATGTTGCCCAGTCCCGTTTATTCGGGAGGGGCAGAACTTCATAGCCTTGATTTAGCAAGCGCCGTGCCTGATAGAGAGTTCTGCAATCAGAACTACTGGGTTCATCGGGTATCATACCCAAACCGCCCGCATAACGAGGTAGCCACCAACTTCCCTTAAAGTTTTTCAACTTATTTTGGTTGTTGTATAGAAACCTCGCTCGCGTACGGGCCCAGATATCGTCCGGACAGGTGGATTTAAGTTGGTTATAGCGTTCTGCAACATCGCACAGAAGGCCGCCATCAACCTCCGTCCCAGTGGACGATCTCTTCAGTCCCCTTAGTAGACCCATATTTACGAATGGCCTTAGGATCCACTGCCCATGGGTGTGATCGAAGTGTTGGGAGTTAATCACTGCAAATTTGTTAGTGAAATAAGTTTTCCCAAGCGACGAATCGAGACCCGCAACAGAGCAGCAAGCTAGCCACCAATCGTAATAACGCTTATCTTTCGTTTCAACCAGGTTGTCATCCCCATTAATTAACATAGGAATGTCAGACAGTCTAAACCTTTTCTTCTCTACTATTTCGTACGACCAACGGCATAAAGCCGCGTTCGCAAGGCAAAGAAAGGGAAAAGATATAATACTGCCCATGAGCTGCCCAGTCGCCTGCTCGGCACGACCCCCATCAAGGGTATCGTGTTCGAACACGTGGCCAGTTAACGCTCTCTTAGAGAGCGTGACTAACTCATCCGGTAAGTCAAGGACTGTCGCCAATTCATCGAGAAGGGTTTCCGATACCCAACTGTATAATCGGTCTGTCGATGACACGTAATCACCTGAACAAAAGTAGCTGCGCAAATCATGCCCACATACCTCCTCAATATCTTCAACCGTCACAGGCCTTCCAATTAAACGGAAGGTAGGATGGTCCTTGAGGGCGCCCCATAAGAACTGCTGAAAAGTCTTAAGGACGAAGTACGTAGCAGGCGGCCCCTTAGAGATCACTCTTATCTTGAGTGCCTCAGG